ATTAATGCCTTTAATTTATGAAGGTATTAAATCAATTTACAATCAGGCAAAGAAATTATCTGATACAGATAACATTTTAAGAAATTTCCAAACATTTCTCCGAAAAGTTCCAGAATGGGATCAAGGTATGTTAGAAGGTGAATATAGTAGAATTATGTCTAGCACACGTTCATTTGATTGGTTAAATGATCTTATTAGAGCTACATTAAAATCTAATATTGTCTTGTTATCTTCATCACCATTTGCTACTACACCTCCTAAAGTTGAACCAGAATTATATAATAATATTGATACTAAAGAATTTATACATAAAATATATATTGAATGTGCTCGTGAATTATGGAATAATCCTTATTTATTTTATCATAATTACCCAGCAATTGATTTAAAAAGAAATCAAAGAGAAGCACATAAATTAATAAAAGAATGTATTGAAGAAGCAATTAGAAAAATATTACCATTAAAATATGTTTTAGAAAAATATTTAGGCGATGATGTTCAAACAAATAAAGCACCTAATTTTAATAAAACTATGACTGAAGTAGAAAAGAAATATGTTTCTTCAATGGTAAATAAAGATTTACATAATAGTTTCATTAAACCAGAAGATTTTAAAAATATGCAAGGTGGTAATTTAAATAAAAAAGATTCTAATTCGGTAGGTTCAAGAATTATTAGTATTTTAGATAAAAAGAATATTAAATTATCTGAAAGTGGTAATAAAAAAAGAGATAGTGATACATCTGTTTTAGTTACAAATATAAAAAATAATAAAAATGTAGATAATGATTCCAGTTTATATTCTAAAAAATCTTATGGTGGTTCTTTAAGTAAATCTAAAGGTAGAGTTAAAGAAGGTTCTTCTGTAGAAAATAAAATAAAAAATATTTTAGAAAAAGATTTAGGTGAAACTGATTTAGATACTACTTTAACATACAAACAAGAAGAAAATACTGAAAATTATAGAGAAGTATTTTCTAATGGCAGTGGTTCTGATAAAAGAAGTAAATATTCTCATAATGGAGAATCAAATACAAAAAATACTATAGCAAAAAATACTATAGAAAGAGAAACTTTAAAAAATCAAAGAAAGTTCTTTCAAAATTATATGAAATTTAATTAATGATTTGTATTGTTGGTGATATTATATCTAATATAGCAAAAGCAATTGATGATACAGCACCAATCATTATAATTTCTTTATTAGGAACATTACAACTAGGTGTATATTTCATTGCTATAACAACAATCATCCCCATTAAAATATACTTTAATATTTTTTTTACTCGAGTTATATTAACAATTTTTTTTGTCTTCATTATAAAAAATAAGAAATTATTTTTTATAATTTATAATTTAAATATATAGAAAATTAATTTCTTATTTATTTTAATATGAATATAAATATTATAATTGGTGGTATAATATCTTTTTTACTTGTTTTTTGGTTTCAAGTTTCAGATAAACATAACAAAAACAAAAAGAAGAATTTATTTGATAAAATTAAACTCCCATTATTAGTTACTAGTCTTGTTTTATTAGCATATTTATGTGATGTTGGAAAAACTACTATATCTGCTGTTCAAGATGGTGGAACTATTGTTCAAGAAATATTTACTGAACAACCTGATTTTTAAATTATAATTTAATTAATTAAATTATTTCTCATTTATTTTAATGAGTACAAAAGATGTAAGATTTGGAGCATCAAGATTGCGTTTGAAGAGATTTAATATTAAAAATATGGCAGAACATTGTACTATTGCTATGATTGCTAAAAGAGCATCTGGTAAGAGTTATTTAACAAGAGAAATTATGTATCATAAAAGACGTATACCATCATCTGTTATAATAAGTAAAACTGAAAAATTAAATAAATTCTATGGAAAATTTATTCCTGATTTATATATTTATCATAATTTTGATTCAAGAATCTTATCTAAATTATATGAAAGACAAGCAAGATTAAATGAAGATAATCAAACAAGAGCAGAACAAGGTAAAAGATTAAAAGATGATAGAGTTATGTTAGTTATGGATGATTGTATGAGTTCTAAAGGTTCTTGGGTTAAAGATGAAAATGTTTTAGAATTATTCTTTAATGGTAGACATCATCATATATCATTTATTTTAACTATGCAATTCTCTTTAGGTATTCCTCCTGAAATGAGAAGTAATTTTGATTATATATTTTTATTAGCAGAAGATTTTATTTCAAATAGAAAAAGATTATATGATCATTATGCTGGTATGTTTCCATCATTTGATATTTTTCAACAAGTATTTACAGAAGTAACTGATAATTTTGGTTGCATGGTTATTAACAATCGTGTTAAAAGTAAACATATTACAGATAAAGTATTTTGGTATAAAGCCAAAGATGTCCCTGATTTTAAACTAGGTTCAAAAAGATATAAAAAATATCACAAAAGAAAATATGATAAAGAATGGAATAGAAGGTTGCCTTTATTTGACCCTTCTGTAGCATTAAGTAAAAAACGTAATAATATAAAATTAATTGTTGAAAAAGTTAAACGTGATGATAAATATGATTAATCTTTTTTTACAGATAATTTTTCAACACAATCTTTTTCTTGTTTGGCTACTTCTTTATGTTTTTGTTCCATTTGTTTTAATTGTTCTTCAATATTATCTAAATTAAAACTAATTGATTTCTTTTCTTCTTTAGACTTGGTACTTTTAAGTTTCTTTTTAAGAGTTTTCTTATTCTTGTTATGAGTTTGAATATTTGATTCAATATTTTGTCTGATTTTTTCATTCTTACGTTGTTCGTGGAAAATCTTAGCTTTTTCTTGATTTTCTTGGTAAGCTCTCATCATCTTGTTAAGTTCTTGATTAGCATATTCAGAATCTTTAACAAATTTAGAATCGGGATTAGGATCAAAAGGTAACCAAGAACCCATATCTCCTACAAAAACATTAAAATATTTATCTACACTTTGAAGTTTTTTAGCGTGTTCGCAAGCCATTTCATATGTTGGAAAAACACCTCTAATTTTAATACCGGTTAATGTATGTTTATCTTCTTCAGATGGAGTTAAAAATGAAAGACAAACAAATCTTTGACCTTCAGGAAGCAAAGAATCTTTAGTTAGATAATCAGTTTGAGACATTAAGTTATTTAATAAATATTGTTTTAAATAACTTAATTATTATTTTTTATTATTTTTTATTGTAGTAAAAGGATTTTCAAATCTATAATAACAATCTGAAAAAGGACATCTTACTAATTTTAATGTAGATTTTATAGGAATAATTCGTCCACATTTTTTACAATAATGATATTTTACCATATAATATAAATAATAAATAAAAAATTGATTATAAATGATATATTAAAATTAATTTATTATTTTAATGTCTAAAACTTATATTATGTTTTCAATTACAAAGACCTATTATGGATTATCAACTTCAAGACCTGAAAGTATTTATCAATTAAATTTATTTTCTGATAAAACAATAGAGGAATTTAAACATGAATTAAATTATGCGTTAAGTTCCGATGAAACAGATTCTGAAATTATTCTTCATTATAGAAAATTAATTATTGTTTTTATTAATAAAAATTACTTTGAATTAGAATCTACTAATTCATTATTATTAAGAAAAATTAATAGTAATAAAAACTATATAACTATTAATTCATATGGAGGTGGAACAATTAAAATTTAATCTGTAAAACTTTCATAACCTAACCAAGGTTCTGGTTGATTAAACATTTTTGAGTAAACTTTTGAAGCAAGTTTATTTTCTTTATTTTCTTCTTTTTTAGGAACTTGTATATTACATTGACTATTTGCTTTACTTAAATATGATGTCAAAATAATTATTCCTAATAATAATAATATTAATGAAATATTATAAATAACGTGATTCATTTATAATACTTAGATAATTTTTATATTTTATTTTTTATAAGATTTAATTTTTAACGAGATCTTCTTTTAGATTTACGTTTAGATTTACGCTTGGATTTACGTTTAGTTCTTCTCTTTGATTTACGTTTAGTTCTTCTTTTGGATTTACGTTTAGATTTACGTCTGGATTTACGTCTGGATTTACGTTTAGATTTACGTCTGGATTTACGTTTAGGTTTTACAAGATAATCATCATCCTCATCATCTAAAACATCATCATAATCATCAATATAATATTTTTTAGGTTCAGGAGTATATACAGGAACAATATGAACTTCTTTTACAGGAGGAGGTAAAATAGAGATTCCTCCAGGAATATAAGAAGGTCTGCAATGTTTATCATTAATTAATGTTACACTATAATATCTATGATCTCTATTATGAGAAATTTCAAATTCCCACATTGAATCACAGAAAAATTTAGATACATGAACTTGTATTCTATGATACCTTTCAGGTGAATGAACTAAAACAGCATAATCAGGATGGTCTGTTCCAACAATTCTTAAACTACTTCCTTCTTCAATTGCTATTTTAGGAATAGGTCTAAATTTTAAAGCAAGAGCTACATTTTCAGATAAATAAACTGTACTGGCACTTCCAGCTTTAGGAGGTAATGATAAAATTTTAAATTTTGCTTGTTCTAAATTATGAATTATGTTACCATAAGGAGAACCACCTTTTTGAGTGCTAAAGTGATTATAATTAACATTAAATGTATCCATTATATAATAGGATATAAAAAAACTAAATATAATTTATCTTCTTGTAGGATAGAATTCCCATTTAAGATATTTACAAAATTTTTTCCAAACGTAATCTTGTTCCATAAGTTTTTGGGGAGATTTTAATAATGGAAAAAACTCTAATAAATCATCTAATTCTAATAATTCACAAAATTTATATAAAATATA